CCTCAAGGATCTAAAATTGAGGAAGACGTTCCGTGTATCAAATATGCATCTTTTCCACCCCACGAGGGGAATCCACAAATACTCGAGTCCGGAAGAGATTCTCAAGGACTTTGTGGAACTGCGCGAAGATCACTATGTGAAGAGAAAGGCACACCTCATCAAGGTTCTTGAAACAAGGGCTACCATGTGTGGATACAAATCAAAGTTTGTCACTATGGTTATTGAAGGTGATATCGTGGTCTTCAAACGTAAGAAACAGGAATTGGAGGCAGAGTTGGCACAGACTTTCCCCAAAATTGGTGGTACTTATGACTATCTTCTCAACATCAAGACTGTGCAATACACAGAGGAATCTGTCAAGGATCTTCTCAAGGAGTCTAAACAGGCTAAGGAAGAACTTGAGGTGATGAAAAATACAAGTCACATTGAAATGTGGAAAATGGATATTAAAAATATGTAGACAATAGATAGGTATGGGTGAAGCTGCGAAAATTTCGCTCAAAGCTATCGGAAAGCAAGACACTCACTTGCTTTCCGATGATCCAGAAGAATCATTCTTTAATTATACCAATAATCGTGCTCACTCCGATTTTAGAAAATATCATAGGAGTCGTAATGTAATTCAACCTGGTAATGCAGTCCCGGGGTGGCCTTTTAATAAAACAATTAAAGTTGAATTTAATCCGCGAAATATGGGCGATCTATTGAGTAATATGTACTTGAGTGTAACAATGCCCGCTATAAGCGATGGAAACTACGCGGATCAATTGGGTAGACATCTTCTCAAAAGTGTAACAATGTATGTAGATGACATTGAGGTAGAGAAGATATATGATGACTGGGGTATTATATATGATGAGCTTTATTTAGAAATGTCTGAAAAAGTTGCAAATCGATTTCTTGTAAATAGAAACCTTGGCTTTGATGATGCACCAGATAATATTGCTGTAGCGAGGTATAGTTCAGATTTGGTTATTCCAATCCACTTCTTCTTTTCGAGGAAGTTTGCAAGTGATGAATATTCGTCAAATAGTCCTAATAGACCCTATTTCCCCGTGTGTTCAATTTATAAACAGAAAATAGAGTTTGAGTTTGAGTTCCATAAACAAGAGTTCTTTACAGAAACAACTGACGTTGTAACTCTACCTCAGTTTAATATAATCACTGAAGAAATAACTGTAAGTCCAGAAGAGAGAATCTTTCTGACGAGTAAAGACCAGACGTTTATAACAGATCTTGTACGTCGACACCCCGTGATTGTTAGCGATCTAAATAGAGACGTCATAAGGAATAACTTAGTTCCTAACATTCCTGTAAAGTGCATTCACTGGTTTTTAAGGAATACAATATTTGAAGATGAAAGTGATGCTATAGGTCCATACGGTGCATCTGTCGCTGGTCAACGTTTGTACCAAAATCGTTTCAATTTTTCTTCGTCCCTCGATTTTCAAGGTGAGAATACATTCTTTTATCCTCTTATGTCCGAAGCAAGTTTCAACATAAATGGAAATAAACTTCCAAATGTAACAAAAACAGATCACTCATATTTCAAATATCTCATTCCATTCCAAAAAAGATTGGCAAGACCAATTAGAAATGTATATACGTATAGTTTCTCGTTGAATCCGATAAATGTGGAACCATCGGGAAACTTGGATTTTTATTGGCTACAATCCGATAAAACTAATATTGAAGTTAAATTGGATACTTCACAGCCGATTGACATTACAACTGAAACATTTTCATTAAACATGTACTACACCGGCTATCAAACATTTGTATTTTCAAATGGTTTTATGTCACTTGCTTACTAAATAGAGTATCTCGGTGATTGTTTATATAGTCAATAATATTATTCTTGATACACCATTTGATGAAATTCAACTGTGCCAAAGTTGTATGGATTTCATGAGATGTTCCCGGAACTGTGTATGCAAACTTCTGTGATCTACAAAATGGATCAAACAGTTGTTTACTGTAACCGTTAAGACTGGATTTATATGCACAATGAACAGTGAATAATTTACCATCACCAGTCTGATAAGCGGTGTGATTCTTCTTAGCGTAGTTTGTGATAAACCATTCCAAATTGCGAAGGCTGATACCACTGGACTTGTCTAAAATTTTTAATAGTATAGTTTTATTCTTCTCTTCATCGTAAAATTTGTTTATTGCTGTTAGTAGAATATCGTTTTTGTTCATTGTTATATTAAACCCCCAAATCTATAAGCCCGTTTGAAGCTTCACAACCGGGACACCCTCTTACAAACATGATCTCAGGTCCGTGATTATGAATACTTCCTGTACTTGAAAATGCCCTTTGGCATACACGATGACCCTGTGAGGCGTGATGTCTACAATACCCATTCTCAAATGCCTTAAACCCACATCTCTGCCCATTGTTTTTAGTACCTTTACACGTAGTAATCGTATAAGACTCTGGAATATCTTTTAAAAGTTGTTCCAATGGAATGCCATGTTTTTTTGATATTTTTTCGGCATACTCATTCACCACAACATTTATACGCTCTTCAAGAGATTCGTCCATAAGCTTTACAACATTATCATACAGACTCATTCCTAACTTCTACTGGATTATAATTTTTAAATAAGTCTTCAACGGAATCCTCCTTTGTTCTTGCTTCCTTAAGCCGAGCCCTCAAAATAGCGAGTGTACCTGTATCTTCTAAACCAAGGTGTTTACATTCAGCAATCAGTTGCTCCTTCTTCATGCCACTCAGGGAGGGAAGCTTGGGAGGTTTTACGGGTTTATGTTGGTTAATGATTTCACCAAAGATTTCCTCTTTGACATTATCATAGAGTGGGTCTAAAAGGTCACACACAGGATTCAAAAACTTATTGAGGAAGTAATAGTGGTAATCTACGGGGATGTTATGCTCTTCAACATACTTTGGGTCCTCGGACTTCTCAAAAGCCTTTGCCTTTGGATCCCCAGTCTTAGTAAGAAGGTAGGGTACACGGTCACCAGATTGTGGCTCTGAACCAGGTTTCCTTTGTCTCATTTTAGTGACTACTTGCACATGAGATTGATTAATGTTAACACTTTCTGAACTTGTTACAGATACAGATTTACCCCCAACTTTGTAAGAATCGGATAGACCTTGACTCAAAATAAGCTTCTGATTTGGTACATCACCCGAAAGAAGCTCAATAGCTCTCTCCTTGGCAAGCTCCTTGGGTGGACCAGGATCACTTGAAGTCAGAATTACATCAAGAAGTTCTTTGGATACTTCTCGAACGTGGGGTGTATTGTCACGCCTCACAAGTTGAAGACCCTTTACATCAATATAGTCCATATGCATATTATCATCCTTACCTTTTGTCCATAACTTCGCAGCATATCGTTTCTTACTGTAAAGGAAGTAAGGACAATATACCTTCTCAAGCTCTAAATTATTTGGCTTCTTGAAAAGAGCGCTGCATTCTTCTGCAGCCCTCTCACCCACCTCCCAACTGTAGGCAATAGCTTCTTCACCCGTACGATCACCGACATCAAACTCAATCATAACCGAGTCAGTGTCACCATACCTAACATATGAACCTGGGAAGTTCTTCTCAACGTAGTTCTTAGTTTCTTCAATCATTGAACGACCCTTTGAAGTAGTAGTAGAAGCAATGGGGACACATGGAAGAATACCCTTACCAGCACCTGTAAAACCGTACACAGAGTTCATTGAAATTTTGTAGGCTAACTGTTTACCATTGTAGACTTCCTTCATGAAACCTGTAGCTGCAGCCATGTCCCTCTTAGCCTGTTTTCGGAACTGCTTAAGCTCCGAAAGGATTGCAGGTAAGAGACTGGGAACATCCTGTGCAAACTTGTAGGTGCGGTCGCCAATCTTGAAAGTCTCATATTCAATACCAGATATATTACCATACTTCCTCTCATCCATTACATACGACGAATAACAGAGATTGTGAGCCATCATAATACTGGGGTACAGGGCTTCAAAATCAAGGGCTGTGATGGGTGTGTAATACGCCCCCTTTTGAGCTTCAAGGACAGTCGCACCCTCGTAGGGTTCTTCAGGGAGGGAACCATAACGAATAGTCGGAACCATAAATCCAAGCTCCCTCGCCTTCTTAGTCAGTTGGGAGAAGACTTTAATCTGCTGCCCACGTTCCACAAGGAATGGAACTGGAACCCACGTTGCCTTAGCCATCTCAACCAAGTTCAACAAAATACAAAGTTTCTTCATAAGTCTATGTGGAAGGAGAGTATCCTTAATACAATACTCAGCAACTTCTCTCAGTTTAACAGGATCTTCTTCCCTATAGCGAGCAAACATCTCCTTTGGTGCCATGTCAATCTTTTGATCTCCAAGGTACAGCTTTGAAACGCTATCAAGCTTATAGCTATCCAGTTTGTAACCTTTCTTTACCTCATGAAAGAGATCAAAAATAAACCTACCACTCATAGGAAGAAGCTTCAAAAAGTTATCACCCAAAGCGCTTGACGAGAGCTTTTTAATAACCAATTGGGAATCAATATCTTTTAGCTTTCCCAAGTTGTAAAAGTCGTAATTGCACTTGTTAATTTGCGCACGTTTGTAAATATATTCCATATCAAAACCGAAGATGTTCCATCCCGTAATTATATCAATATCCTTGGAATGTAAATACTTTTGAAATGCCTCAAGCATTTCCTTCTCAGTAGCATAGCTGCGAATATCACACCCCTCAAGGTTTGAATCTGTTTCCTTGTAACAGAGACATGTCTTGTCATATGGTTCATCAGAGCCAAACTTACAAAGAGAAATAGCAATTTGGAAACAAGCATCACCAAGAATATTTGCATCTGGGAACTTACCAGTAGAACTATTACATTCAATATCCACAGATGCCACTACAAATGGTGCAATATCATCTCGGGCAACTGGCTTTAGAGTAGTCCAATCGTTACAGAAGAGGTCAATATCAACATTCGCAATGTGAGAACGAACACATCTTTCACCACTATCAAGCCACCCAGTCGATTGAATACCTGTACGATGCATAAGACGCAATACCGGATCCAAATTAGATTCGTAGACCTTAACATTCCTTACACCGAAAATTTCATACAGTTCAGGACTCCTATCAAGTGGTCTACGTAAAAAGGAATCAACCAATCGGCGAGCTTGAAGATCTTTAAAGTTAATTTTCATATATGCAAACTCCTCATTATTCTGGAAACCCCAGACATCTTTAGACTTCATCAATGAATAAGCAACCAGAGAATCTTTGCACTGATTACCGAGAATGTCATAAATTCTTTGAACCTTTTGCGAATCCACGCCACTTGGAAGCTTAATAAAAAAGTAAGGTGTGAAAGCGGTAGTAACACAGACTGATTTGCCATCCTCGGTTTTACCAAAGATGCTAATCAAGTGTTCATCTTCTCCATCTCGAGCCTCCCATGTAAGTGCCTGAAAAACTACCATTTTCTTTGTTGTGTTATTAACGCCCGAAAATTTTAATATACTTTATTAGTAAATATGTCAGCTGCTTTGATTGATCTTGTTTCTAAAGGTGCCCAGGATGTGTTCATCACTGGTGAGCCACAGGTCAGTTTTTTTCGTCAGAATTACAAGCGCCACACTAACTTCTCTATGAAGCCCGAGCGCATGGACTACATTGGATCCTTTGGTGCCTCTAATGAGATTACCGTACCCATTCGTTCTAAGGGTGACCTTCTCAGTTACATTTGGGTTGAGGATACTCTCATTTCCAACATTGCTACCAACACTGACGGTCTCTTCTCCGCCGATGCCTCCAACCCCACTACTTTCCAACTCTGGATTGGTGGTCAGAAGGTTTCGGAACTTGACTCACTTTTCATCCAGGGTGCTTACAACCCCCTTCTCCGCGATAACTCTGCCAAGGCTTCATGCACTGTCACTACCAATGTTGCCAAGGAGAACCATGGTCAGAATCACTTTATGATTCCTTTCTTCTTCGGTGAGGACTGGACCAAGGCTCTTCCTTTGGTGGCCTTACAATATCATGAGGTGGAACTTCGAATTAAGTGCAGGGATGGTTACACTCCCCAAGGTACTCCCAAGATCTACGGTAACTACATATACGTTGATACCGATGAGAGGAAGTATTTCACCGAGACCGAGCATGAGATTCTGTTCACCCAAACCCAATACCAGCCAGCTACCAGCACTGATACCGAGATGGATCTCAGCTACTTCAACCACCCAGTGAAGTCTATCCACCTTATTTCCGGTGCGGCTGCAGGTCAGAAGTGGTATGATGAGTACACTTTCGGTACTTCTTCTCTCTACATCAACGGTACAGCTCTATTTGAGAATAGTTCCAATGTCTATCATCACAACATTGTTCCCCAAATGCACTGCACTGATCTCCCAGATGATGTATTGGATGATCTCCCAACCTACTCTTGGCCTTTCTGCCTCTCCATGAGCAAGGCGCAGCCCAGTGGCACACTAAACTTCAGCCGCATAGATAACGCCAAGCTTCTCGTCAACAATGTTTCTGGAGGTAACAACCTTCATCGCGTGTATGCCGTGAATTTTAACATTTTACGTATAAAGAATGGTATGGCGGGTGTCGCTTTTGGAAATTAATAACCTAAGTAAATACGAATAATATGAAAAACAAGTCAAAATGGATCTCTTTCACAAGTTAATTGATTTGGTTGATCAGAATGCGGAACGTCTTCCAGAAGGTGATTACGTGGAGATATGCAATGTGATAAAAGATATCCGAGAAAAGGTGAAACCACCATCTTTCCTCGTTAATCAAAATGAACCCATGACAATGCCGGGGTATATACCGACTAATACAGAGCAAGAGGAATATCCGGGTCTTAACCAGTTTCTTCTTGAACTCCACGAAGAATGGTCCAGAACGGATGACGGTGAGGAGGAGGATGAAACTCTCTCAGCTGACGAAGCTATAGGGCATCTGAGAGAGCACATAGAACAACACGGAATACCACAAAGTTTGACTATTAATTTTGTAGATTAAATATAGATGAGTGACCCTGTACTCTTTGTGGATACATCGGAGAGTAATGTAACTGTCACGGGTAATCTGCACGTTATATGTGACAGTACTGTAAGTAATCTAAATGTCACATCTAACCTCCACGTTACTGGTTCAACCCTGTCTAATGTAGGCAGTCTTAGCACGATAACAAAACTTTTCGGTGGTCAGTCTTACCCAGACCGACCCATCTCGATGGTGGGTAGGAATGGCGGGAGAGTATATTCCACCACCAATCCATTGGGGAATATGGTGGGTCAATACATTTGGAATGTAATTGGATACAACGATAACGGTTTATATAACTCATCCACCGGTCGGTTTACAGCTCCACCGGGGTTTCCGGGATATTACTTATTCACATTCACGGGATTAGGTGGAGCAAGTGAATCAGCTCCCAACACGCGATGGTGGAAAAATGGGTCTGTGTTCAGTTGGGGTGCAGCGCACGTAAACGACTCCGGGACTAGTAGCAGGCGCGGGATTTCGGCTCAGGTATTGATCTACTTGGACGAAGGAGATTACGTCGCTATGGAAGTCCATGCCGACTCGATTTACGGAGGCAGCGAGCTCCACTCAACGACGCTTGCGATTTATTTAGGCGATAAATATTAATTCTTTACAGTATATATGGAAGAAGTATCTACATTAGAAATTCGTATAACACTGTCGGAAGAAGAACATCTTGCAGCCAGAACTGTAATGGCTGATCCCCAAGAATGGGCAGACAACGCTATTCGTAACAGAGCAAATATTGCTGCGAATGATGTAGTTCAAAAGTATGTTTCTGTTGCGATTGATAATAATTGGACAATTCCAAATACACGTATAGAAATTATAAAGGCAGCCATCTCCAAGGGTGTTTTTAGAATAGAACAACCCAATGTTGTACCAGAAGAAGAACCACTTTAATCGGCAAGCATATCAATTTCCCTTTCATACGTGTGTGACATTAGTACAGATTTTAGATCCCTAGAGAATGTAATATAGTTTTTAGGAATATCTCCCCACAATCTCTCATTAGTAACAAATGCATCCAGTTTATGATCTGCTAAGAGGGGCTCCAATAAAACCCAATTAGGTTCATTGTAACGAATTTTTGTACACCCCCTTGCAAACCGTCTCGCGTATATATACCAAGCCGCAATACTTTTGTAAATGTGTTTAGGACGTTTTCCATGTTCAAGACATTTACGAAGCGTGGGTACCACAAAAGTGTGGAATTTTGTAAATCCATTCATACAAATCCTCTCCAAGTCATCAACGTTTGTAGAGTTTGAAAACCTTTCTTCAATTGTATCTACATAGTCGTGTATATCAAATGGAAGATCCATTTCCATTTCAATAGAAGGAATAATTTCCTCGTTTTGAAGATTCTTGAAATGTTCGCGATGTTTTTCGTCATTCATAACTTGATCAAATGTACGATAACCGGAAAGAACACCAAGGTATGCCAAAGATGTATGTCCACCGTTAAGCACTCTAATTTTCGTTTCTTCAAATGGCTCCAAATCATCCACAATATTTACACCAACTTGTGTTAAATCTGGAAAATCTGATGCAAAGTTATCCTCTATTACCCATTTGGAATATTCCTCTGTTTGAACCGGGTTATGCATGTAATGTGGATATCTCCGCCCTATTTCCTCACAAAGCTGTGATGTAGTCCTCGGAGTGATGCGATCAACCATACATGAGGGAAACTTCACATTACCTCTCACCCAATCAGCCATTTCATGTTGATTTGTTTGGTAAAGATATGCTAAAAATTGTGCCTCCAATACTTTACCATTTTGGCGAATATTGTCGCAACACAATATTGTTATTGGTGTGTTTCTATTTCTAAGTCCACACGCAAGATATTCAAATAAGGGAGATCCAGGTGCATACCCACTCTCTGTAACAGTTACTGTAATTAAATGAACACTCGGAAGAGTAAGCATATGCTTAGCTATTGTTCTATTCTTGGTCCAATCAATGTAGTCAAGATGACTCCTCACAATTCTGTATGAAGAAGGTGTCTTTAAAATGTAATCATCAATCTCTCGAAATCCCTCGTTTCTCAGATTGACAGCTACAATACCCCAACGAAGATCACCGGATTTTTCCATGTAATCATCTATATACATGGCCTGATGAGCTCTATGGAAATTACCATAGCCAATATGAACTATACCCGTTTGACACTCGGATTTATCATATGTTGTCTTATACATACGTTAAAATTAGTTAGATATTATTATTTAAGCGAGTTCTTCAAAAGTCTTTCAAGTCTTGGTTTCTCCTTATTCATGAATACAGTAAGTTTGGTGACGTCTCCTTCAATTAGAACCTGTCCATGTTGAGTATTTACATATTTGTAAACTTGGTCAACTCTAACAAAATCAACTTTTGTCATCTTTTGGGATGGAGCTTTACTGTGATGTACAGCCAAAACAGCTGCATCCCTCTTAGTCTCTTTAGGAACTACTTCCCCTTCATAGCATATAACGACATGAGATCCTGGACATTCGGAAACGTGTAACCACCAATATTTTGGATTACTCTCCGTAGAAAGTTTATCATTCTCTTTGGAAGAATCACCAACTCGGATAGTAATAGAGTCCAGGGATTCATAGTTTTTCATCTATGTGTAAATATCTCAGAATCTTTATCTATGACAATTTAAATGCACGTTGTATTGAAACCAAGTCCCTCGGTCACCCACAAACTTAGGGTGACTTTACCTAATCAGAGATCTATCGATTTCGGACAAAAGGGTGTTGAGCATTATATAGATCACGGTAATCCCAGACTCATGCGTGCGCATCTTATTAGAAAGGGTGCTATCATTCCTAAGGAGTTGCGAATTGAGACTGATCCATATGAAATACAACGTGAAATGTTAAGAGTTAAAGAAAGTACAGAGGAAGATTGGGAAGATTTCTTTAGAGCTGAATACTGGGAAAGGTGGCTCTTATGGTCTTACCCCAACCTAAACAAGGCTAAACTTTTTATGACTATGAGACATGGTATGCTTTTTATGCCCACACAAGAAGCTATGTGGTTCTGCGATAAAAATAATCCGTACTAATTATAATGAGTAGTTGTGCTATTAGTGATCTAGAAGTTCAACAGGACGATGGAACTATGCGCGGTGTAGAAATTGCACCCGAAGGTTGCCACCCCGTGAGTACAGATGAGTGTTCTTCGGGATATATGGCTCCATCTGAAAATGTCACATTTCCCGAAAACAGTATTGTGAAGCAATGTTGTAAGTGCAAAGAAGGTGAAAAATGCAACCTTTGCGCTGACCCAGATGCTTGTACAGAAGAAGAAGTTGAAAAGTTTATTAGCACCGATGAAACGTGTTACGGTGAACCACCCCCTGAAGAGGAGGAGGGTGAAGAGAAGGAGGAGGAGAGTGAGGGAACCGCAGATACATCTGTAAATTTTACAGTTTACGCTCTCTTAGGACTTCTCATTCTTATGTTATTAATGTTTTTCTTATTTTCCCGTAGAGCCAAAACCATCTGAACCCCTCAGAGTTTCCTCAAGGAGACCAATTTCCTTAATGTGAGGAGTTTCACACCTCTCAAGAATTAACTGAGCGATACGATCACCCTTCTTGATCTCAAAGTTGTCAAATCCACGATTGAATAAAACAACCTTGACTTCACCGGTATAATCTGGATCAATTACACCCGCACCTACATCAATGCAATGCTTGACAGCCAATCCTGAACGAGGAGCAACACGACCATAACAGCCATCTGGAATCCTCACAGCTAATCCAGTCCCAACGAGAGCGTTACCTGCCTGACACGGAACAATAGCGTCTTCATTGCTGTATAGATCGTATCCAACACTACCATCAGAACCACGAGTTGGAAGAATAGCATCGTAAGAGAGTTTCTTGATACCGAGAGGCATTCTATATTGGATACAATTATATTCTTTATGTAACACTCATAGATATACCAATTCTCGGTGTTATAGGTACGACATTGTGTTTAACATACTTTGGAATTTTAATCATATCACCGGGGTTTAGTAAATATTCAACATCGTCAATTATTACTACAACTTTTCCAACACACTGCCAATAAAATACATCCTCTTCGTCATAATGTAAACCTAAACTACCAGGTTTACGACTAATATTAAAATACATATGAGCATTTGCAGTATTTGTCATTTTCATCGCATCTTGTACCTTTTGATGTATATGTGCATTAGGTGTATTAAAAAATCCAGGTAATTTCATCTTTACCATCTCACCATATAACAATAACTGGTGCTTACTGTCATATTTAATATTTTGTTCATTTTTACACTCTTCAATTGAACTATTGTAAATGTCTATACAATCATCCCAATTAATTGTATTAGAATTCCACCCTTTTATAATTTGGGGTGTCATCTTATATTTAAAGAGGATGTATATTCCTTAAGTCAGTTTGGGAACATCTCGGGGAGATGCCCAATTCACGACGTCTTTTCAAGTTGTAAATCAAACCCCAACATGCAGCGCCGTACACAATAATTGGAATTCCTGTGACTAAAGCAAAAACCCACATTATAATATTAGTGTATACTATAATATGACCAGGGTTAATAAATCGGGGATCTTCACACCTCTTAATGAGAATGCTAACGATCTTGTGAGAGGGTATTTCATGAGGGATAGCGAGGGTGGTTATGCCCCCAACAACTACCAGGTTAATACACGTGGTGGAGGTAACAATCTAATGAATAATTACCTGAAATTTCAAAAAGCTATTCTTCAGAATAAAAGTAAAAAGATCCGCGGTATTGAGGCGCTTCACAGCCCTTCCATTATGATCAAAAAGGAAAAGAAGTCTACAAAGAAGAAGACTACTAAAAAGAAGTAAGTGTCAAAGCTCTGTATAGAGGTAATTGAACACCTGCGATATGGAAAACACCCTTCAAAAACTTTCGTTTGATATACAAAGAGTTATATATAAAACATCCAGCTGCGAAACAAGTCCACGTAAATACGTATATATTTTGGACTTGAATATTTACAAATACCATCATGTAGACATTGCATATTATATCATACCATTTAACAAGCTGACTTGTTGGTAACAATATATGATATAATATTCCGTTATTAATCACAATATAAGCTATTAATGATTCCGTACGTAGATAATGAACTATGTACGGAAGCAATCCGAGTACACGTATTTGCATGTTATTTTATTAATTTAAAACTTTAAGTTCAGACTTGCCGGGAATCGAACCCGGAACGCTGGATTAGAAGTCCAGAGTGATATCCGTTTCACTACAAGTCCATAGATGCTGGGAGCGGGGTTCGAACCCGCGCGTGTATAACACAGACGATCTTAAGTCGTCCTCCTTAGACCACTCGGACATCCCAGCACTTACCTTTACCCCAAAAAAACTTACCTTTGTCCCCTATTCATCTTACGAGTTAAATCTTTAAGTGTTTGGGTTCTCTTTCATATTCAATCTTTTTACTCAATATTTCACGATCCATTTTAATTTTATCTTCGATACCTGGACACTTATGTTTTTCTAAATGTAAACAACTGATACAGAAATCACCACTACAATATTTACAAGTCATTGTAATACCACATTTCTTTTTTTTACAGTTTTGGCACGGCATTATAATATAACTCAGATAAAGATTTGTTGAGTAAAATATTCAGAAATGTCTTACACTTACGCGCTACCCGCTCCAATTCTGGCGTCTACTCATGATTACAACAAACTTAAGAAAACTCTAAAGAGGAGTACTTGTGGGTATGGGTCTGCACTATCTGCGTCTTATTTCATTACCCAAGGTGCGGATCAAGGTGTATCTGTAGCCTTCGGGGCTCTGGCATCTTACACTTATGTTTCCCTGCTTTCCGAAAGGGTGGATAATTTTGAGAATTCAATTTTTCAAAAAGAGTTTCTCGCACCTATCAGTCTTGCAGCATTTGAAGTATCTTGGAACAATGCCCCCTTTGCTTTTGATTTTGATTATGGTTGTACTTTTGTTGGTTTTCTCGCTTATAAGTTTGCACTTACAACTGTTCTGTTTGAATGTGTAAGAGATATGATGATTGAAGATGGACGGAGTACATATGACACATCAGAAAAGATATACAATGACTTGTCCGATTGGAAGACGCAACACGGAGAAGTAGGTATGGAGGAGCTTGACATGTAAATTGTTTTGTTGTATTAAAATAAGTTAATGATCCGTTACGGATTACTGTTCTATGTGTATTTGCTTTCACGTCTCAGTGGTAAACCAAAGAAGAAATTCAAATCAAAGCCTGCGACGTGGATCTAACAACTCTGAAGAAACTGATCAATCTTTCTGGCAATACCCTTGCCAATACCAGGGACCTTCTTAGGACCATCAGCAAGTTCATCACCGTGGGTAACCTCAAAGTCAAGTTCACGAATAGCATTGGATGCCTTTACATAAGCCTTACCCTTGAATGCATCAGTTTCCTCTTGGGCGAGGGTCTCAAGGTAATAAGCCACCTCCTCATTGGTATCAGCGTAGTCGTCATGGGTATCATCAACCGCTGAGAGCTGCTCAAGCTTCTTGATTTTTCCAGTCTCGAGGAACTCGTCAATAAGTTTGGCGATGCTCTTGCCAATACCAGGAACTTTCTTATCACCGATGGCAATCTCGTGTCCATCGTCTACCTTGAACTTTAGCTCATAGATAGCATCAGCCGCTTTGGCGTAAGCATTGGACTTATGCATATCTTTCTCATGGTAAGAGAGAGCTCCCAAAGCGCGAACAAGCTCGTGGTTGTAGCATTCATCAAAATCTTCGGAATCCATAGTCGTTCGCTCAGTAGAAGCATAGGATGATACCTCGTCCTCGGATTCGTAAGACTTGTCAACTACGTAAGTATCGTCAGTCTCGTCCGAGTCGTAAGATAGACCAAGGTCATTGGAGCAGACGGATTCCTCGTCGTCAATCTCAAACTCGCGCTCATATTGAATAAGTTTGAGACGAATAGCAAGCCCGTCTTTGGCGAGTTTGTCAACCTTGGCAGCGAGCTGCATGTTCTCGGTCTCAAGCTTGGAAATGTAGGTAGCAATGGAAGCAGCGTTCATGGTCGTCATGTTGTTGATTGTAGATGTATACTTTTATACTGGTTTGGGAATGACTTAGGTCTCCAAAATACATTTTTATCACATAAAGATAAGAAGCGTAAACTGTGTAAAATGTTAACCCTCGCCAGACCTATCCATGTACAACACAAACGTGTTACTTTACCAAAAACTAACAAAGCTATTCGTCGCCCCGTACGAAATGTTAAAGTCCGTTCTGCTCTCCCTGATCAGGATTTAATCAACTACAGCCTCTTCCAACTCACTTCGTGGGTTATGCCGATGACCATCGCGGGTCGTCTACTCAAGATGGAGTACAAAGAGATCGGAGTTGGACTTGTCGCTATTGGAGTGACCAAAACACTTTTAGAAGCTGGTGGGATTATACACTATTAAAGATTTGGTGGGAAATTTAAAAAGTAATGTTTTTACTATCAAACCCTCTTTTAATTCGTCCACGTGTAACTACACACGCCAAGAAGAATGATTTCGTTGAGCCCTCTGAAGCACCTGGTGAAGGAAGACGCCGAATTCCAAGTGATAAAGAGAACAGAGACTCTGCACTCGCAACCCGGGATGATATTGGTGGAAGGGGGAGAACTCCACCCGAACCCAAAGAAGATGAGAAACCTCATCCATTGAAGAAGTTTCTAATGGATGTCTTCAAAATTAAGGAGATTGACTACGAGAAGTTCAACAAGGAAAATAAGTGGGCTATCCATCCAAACAAGAATAAGGATAATAAAGAATAAGAACAATGAATATATAATATGTCTTTTTCCCTCACACGTATTAATCTCACACGTAACGTTAAAACTCGGGTATTTAACGATCCCGCTCAATATGATACAGAAGTAAACGC